TTGGCATACACATCGCATCAATCCGCTACTACAAAAAACGCCTCCCAGACGCAAAACTCCAAGCCCTTACAGTATGACCGACTACCTTTTAAAATTCCCCTCACGCGAAGTAGCAGTCCAGTTCGGGCTAGCCAACGGATTTGCTGTAATCGACGACGACGGCAACGAGCAAATCACCCTCGCGTCCCATGAGTATGCGCTTTGCATCGTCGGTGAGCACAACGGCGATGGGCAATGGTGGGTTCTCTTCCGAGATCTTGTCGGCATCCCTATTCCTGAGGGCGGCGAGCAGTTTATCGCGTGGTCTTCCAGCTCCGGCGAGCAACGCCCCTCCGACGAATCCACACCTAACATTTTCTGGGCCTAACCCACAACACGAATAGAAATCTATGAGCGCAGTCCCTCCATCCTTCCTCCCGCAGACATCCTTCTCCACGTTGGCCCAGCAGCCGATCTCCAGCACTGGCCTGCCTGGCTCAGAGCTCGACGGCGAGTTTGCCCGCGCCGCCGACAGCATCAATCAGATCAAGAACCGGCTCTCCGAGGTGCAGCGCGACGACGGCAAGCTCCGCAACAACGTGGTGAGCATCGAGTCGCTTTCAGAGAGCGTGCGAAACATGCTCGCCACATCTGGCGCTAGGCCGGTCACGTGGTCGGTCGGAGGCCAGTACGCGGTTGGGGACCTGGTGTCCAACCCTCCCAGCATGCCAGGGACTTTCATTTGCATTTTTGCTCACACGTCATCGAACGCCTTCACCAGCGACTTGGCCAACTGGGCACTCATCGCGGCCCCATCGGCAGCGGGCGTCCTCTACACCAACACGTTCATTGGTGACGGATCCACCACAGCATTTACGCTCACTCAGCAGCCAGCATCAAAGAACAACACGCAGTTATTCATTGATGGCATCTATCAACCCAAGGACGGCTACTCACTAAGCGGCCAGACCCTTACCATCACGCCCGCACCAGCGATCGGCTCTGATATCGAGGTAAGCATCGGCGCGCCATCCACATCAAACATTGTGACGGTAACTGACAACGCGATCAGCACATCGAAGATCGAAGACCTGGCCGTCACCACATCAAAGATTGCAAACCTGTCCGTGACTGACGCCAAGCTGGCCAATGGATCGGTATCATCGGTGAAGCTCGCCGACTCAGTGGTGTCCACTGATAAGCTGGCCGCTGCCGCCGTCACGTCCGACAAGATATTGAATTCCTCCGTCACTTCGGAGAAAATTGCCGCTCTATCCATCACTTCAGATAAGATCGTAAACAACTCGATCAGCTCATTGAAGCTCGCTGACAACGCCGTGGCTACATCGAAGATCGTTGATCTTGCCGTCACTGAGTCAAAGATCGCAGCGGGATCGGTTAGCTCTGGCAAGATCGCCGATAACGCCGTGACCCAGGCAAAGGCAAACAACATGCTTTTGCCCGCTGGTGCCGTGATGCCGTTTGCCATGAACTTGGCTCCGGCTGGGTGGCTCGCCGCCAACGGCGCCGCCGTCAGCAGGACCACCTACGCGGCCCTCTTCGGCGCTATCGGAACCACCTATGGCGCTGGTGACAACAGCACCACATTCAACCTTCCTGATCTGCGCGGTATTTTCATCAGCGGCAGCGGAAACCAAACCATCAACAGCGTCGAGTACAGCCGAACGTTTGCAGCCAAGCAGGGTGACACGCTTCAAAACATCACGGGTACCGTTGGCCAGTTTGACGCCGCTTTCGGCAACACGGTTTCAACAGGCGCGTTTACCACCACCCAAGTCAATGACACTACCGGCGGTGGCGGATCCGGCAAGTACCTCACCGCGGACTTCGACGCATCCCGCGTCGCTCGCACATCGACCGAAACTCGACCAGCCAACATTGCATTGCTTTACTGCATCAAAGCCTGACCGCATAAAACCACAAAAAAGTTATGAGCATCAAACGAGTCACCACCAGGGCCATCGAAGACAGCCAGATCACATCCGCAAAGATAGCAGATGGGTCCATCACATCAGGGAAAATTGCCAACAGCGCAGTAGAGTCAGCGAAGATCGCATCAGGCGCCGTGGATGCCACCAAGATCGCGGACAACGCGGTGACGGTGGGCAAGATCACGGATGGAGCGGTAAGCCTGAATAAGCTCGCCGCCAACTCGGTGGACGCGGGTAAGATCGCTGATGGTGCCGTCACTCCAGCGAAGTTGTCTGCGGGAAAACCAATCTGGGATACTTATTACACTGAAGTAGGAAGAGGTGTTACTGGGGCATATTTCCTATCATTGACACCATACAGGACTGGTGATGGCGAGACGCAAATTATTATTGGGGCGCAGACAGCAACAAATGATAACGCTCAAATCATTAGGCAAACTGGGGTTAATGGGCAACTTGTAATCCAAAACAATGGAACAGCACCTATTATAATGACATCCAGCAGTGGTGTAACATTTGGATCGGCAAATATGCCAACTCCTACTGGAACTGCCCCCATCTACGCCGCGCGCGCATGGGTGAACTTCAACGGCACCGGCACGGTGACGCCACGGGCAAGTGGCAACGTGAGCTCTATCACCGACAATGGCACTGGAACCTACACTGTCAACTTCACGACGGCGATGCCGGATACGAATTACTCCGTCAACGTAACAGCACGCCGCATTGACGCCAATAACGCCAACTTCTCTGCCGTCCTAAAAGGCACCACATCGGCAAACACAAACTATCCCTTGTCCACGGGAAGCTGTGAAGTCATTTGCGGGACACCAAGCAACAACGCCTTTGTGGACAGCGATGTTGTATGCGTCTCTGTATTTCGTTAAGATCAGCTCAAAGAAGTATAACTTATGGATAACCAACGCATCATCTACCAAAACGCCGAAGGCGGCATTTCCGTCATTATTCCAACGGGAGAAATACCGATCGAGGACGTGATTGCAAAAGACGTTCCAGCCGGAGTCGAGTACTCCGTGGTGGACGCGAGCGACCTTCCATCCGACCGCTACTTTCGCAAAGCCTGGCGCGCTACCGATGGCGGCGTGGAGATTGACATCGAGGCGGCCAAGGGCGTTCAGCGCGACAAGTGGCGCGAAGCCCGTGCGCCTAAGCTCGCTGCGCTCGACGTTGAGTTCATCCGCGCCATGGAGCAGGAAGATACGGTTCAACTGTCCACGATTGCCACCAAGAAGCAGGAGCTTCGGGACGTGACCGCTACGCCGCTTCCTGATGACATAGCCGGCATCAAGGAAACTTGGCCCGAAATTCTTTAATGGCCCGCAAGAAACAAGAGCTCTCGCCGCTTGAGCAGGCCGAGCTTCAGCTCAAGGCAGCGAAGCGCCTCCTCACCGCGAGGAAAGCGCAGGATAGCCTGCTGGATTTTGTCAGGATGATGATGCCTGATCCGGAGGATCCAGACAACACCGACCGCTCGCGCTACGCGATTGCTCGCCACCACGAGGTGTTCGCGGCCGCACTGGAGGCGGTGGAGAAGGGCGAGATTCCGCGCCTCATCATCACGGTCCCGCCGCGGCACGGAAAGAGCCAGCTCGCATCCAAGGCGTTCCCTGCGTGGTTCATGGGGCGCGACCCGTACCGCCAGATGATCGTGGCATCCTACTCGTCCACCATGGCCGAAGACTTTGGCCGCGAGGTGAGGCAATACATGCAAAGCCCCACCTACCAGCAGATTTTTCCCAACTGCCAGCTCCGCAAAGGCGGAGCATCATCCGACCGCATCCAAACAGAGCAGGGCGGCATTGGCGTGTTCGTAGGCGCCGGAGGAGCTCTCACGGGCCGCGGCGCGGATGTGCTTCTCGTCGACGACGCCGTGAAGGATAGAGAAGACGCCGACTCTGTGACCATGCGCAACAAGCTATGGAGTTGGTTCACCGATGTGGCCATGACTCGACTCATGGGTGGCATGGGGCGGGTGGTAATCATCATGACCCGCTGGCACGAGGACGATCTTGTTGGTCGCCTCACCGACCCGAACAACCAATACTACAACGCCGAAGAGGCGAAGCAATGGAAGATCATCCACTTCACCGCGCTTGCTGAGGACGGTGACATCATGGGGCGCGAAAAGGATGAACCGCTCTGGCCGGAACGCATCACCAAGGAGTTCCTTGTTTCCCAACGCCGGCTCAACCCACGAGGTTTCGCGGCGCTCTACCAAGGCCGTCCAGCGCCCGAGGAGGGCGACTTCTTCAAGCGCGAGTGGCTCGCCACCTACCAGCCCTCCGACCTCCCTCGCAACCTCCGCATCTACTGCGCATCAGACCACGCGGTCAGCACCGCCCAGGATCGCGACCCGACCGTGCTCATGGCCGCTGGCGTGGACGAGCAGGACAACATCTGGATCCTGCCCGACGTGTGGTGGCGCAGAGAGGAGACCGACAACGTGGTGGACGCCATGCTCGAAATGATGGCGCGCCACAAGCCGCTGATATGGTGGGCCGAGCGCGGCCATATCTCCAAGTCGATCGGCCCGTTCCTGCGCAAGCGAATGCAGGAGGAGCAGATTTACTGCGCGATCGACGAGGTGGTTCCGGTCAAGGACAAGCAGACGCGGGCGCAGGCGATCCGTGGCCGCATGGCCATGGGTAAGGTGAGATTCCCTGGCTTCGCCCCATGGTGGGAGGCGGCCCGCCACCAGATGCTCACATTCCCATCCGGTAAGCACGACGACTTCGTGGACACCCTGGCATATGTCGGCCTTGGGCTTGGGCGCATGACCACGGCCACCAGCCCAGTACGCAAGAAGGCAGAGCCGGCCACCGGCACCTTGGCGTGGGTGAAGCACCGATCCGACATCGAGGCCCGCTACAAAGCGCAAGCAAAAACTATTGCTGGTTTCTGATAAACAACATACACTAACCACCAGACAGCCATGACCGAAGAATTTCAAGCACCAGAAGACAGCACTGAACCAACGACCACCGAGATGGCGGTCAAGAGCGGCATGCTGCGCGAGAAGCCGGAGATTGACGCGAGCCGATCGGCGCTGGTCAAAAAGTGGCAAGGTAAGATCCAGGAGGCGAAGGCTCACTGGAAAGACGACTTTAATCGCATGAAGGAAGATCAGGGCTTCGTCACCGGCGCCCAGTGGGAAGGTGTTGAGGATGATGATAAGTACACCGCCAACATCATCCAGCGGCACATCAACCAGCGCGTGGCTGCGCTCTACGCCAAGAATCCGAAGGTGATTGTTCGCCGCCGGAAGACCATGGACTTCAAGGTGTGGGATGGATCGGTGGATCAGCTCACCGGTATTCAGCAGGCTATGGAGATGGCGATGCAGGCAGGTGCGCCAATGCCCCCACAAACCCTCTCGCTTATTGAGGACGTGTCTCAGGGCGTGAGCCGCAAGCAGATGCTCCAGAAAGTGAGCGACACGCTCAGCATCCTCTACGATTACACGCTTAACCAGCAGGTTCCGCCATTCAAAACCCAGATGAAGGCGCTTGTTCGTCGCGTCTGTACCACTGGCGTGGGCTTTGTGAAGATCGGCTTCCAGCGCATCTTGGAGCGCACTCCGGAGGATGTGGAGCGCATCAATGGTCTCACCGAGCAGATCAGCATGATCGAGCGCCTCACTGCCGACAAGGTGGACGACAAGCTGGAAGACGGCAACCCAGAGCTGGAACAGCTCCGACTCCAGCTCCAGGACTATCAGAGCCGCGAACAGCAGCTCGTGCGCGAAGGACTCGTCTTTGACTTCCCTTCGTCCACCTCAATCATCGTGGACCCAGCCTGCCGCCACCTTCGCACTTTTATCGGCGCCAGGTGGATTGCCGAGGAGTACGTTCTCACCGTCGATGATATCAAGGAGATTTACGGTGTGGACCTGTCCACCTCGGGATCCGCCACGTCCTACGATACCAGCACCAAGAATGGCATCCCTGGGCTCAGAGAGAAGCTGGAGTCCGTCACCAATGGCGGCAGCAAGAGGGACCGCAAGGTCGATGGCGTGAAGGTTTGGGTGGTGTGGGATAAGTCCGCCGGTCAATACTGCGTGATCGCGGAAGGATATGAAGACTTCATCGTCGAGCCCCAGCAGCCGACTATCCAGCTTGAGCGGTTTTGGCCGATCTTCCCGCTCATCTTCAACGAAGCGGAGAACGAGAACAGCATCTACCCGCGCAGCGACGTACACCTCCTGAAGCCGATTCAGAAGGAATACAACCGTTCGCGCGAGGGATTACGCCAGCACCGCATCGCGAACCGCCCAGCCACCGCGGTGGCCGCCGGCCAGCTCGACGAAGAGGATGTGGAGAAGCTGAAGAACCGCCCCGCCAATGCGGTCATCACGCTCAACGCGCTGCCGCCCAACGGCAATGTCAACAACCTACTCCAGCCGATCCAGCACGCAGCGATCGACGCCGCCCTCTACGACACGTCCGCGCTTTTTGAGGACCTGCTTCGGGTGGTTGGCCAGTCCGACTCCAGTATCGGCAGCGCAACCAGCGGCGTGACAGCTACCGGCGACTCGATCGCAGAGCAGAACCGCACCGTGGCGCTCGCCTCCAACGTCGATGACCTCGACGACATGATGATCGAGCTGAGCCGTGCGGCTGGGCAAATCCTGCTCATGGAGATGTCCAACGAGACGGTGATGAAGATCGTCGGTCCTGGCGCCGTGTGGCCGTCGCTATCCAACCAGGAGATCGCTGACGAGCTTCTACTTGAGGTTG